CAATCCGCCGAAACTGGAATGCTGAGGATTTTAAAAAAGAAAAGAAATTATACTTCACCCATTACTACATGATTCCTGGTTTAGGATTCTATGGTTATGGATACTTACACTTGATTGGAGGCTTAACTAAAACCGCAACATCATCTATGAGACAATTAGTAGATGCAGGTACCTTTGCAAATTTACCTGGCGGATTCAAAGCACACGGACTACGAGTGTTGGCACCTGATGAACCAATCGCACCAGGTGAGTGGAGAGAAGTTAATAGTCCTGCAGGTGACTTAGGTAAATCATTACAACCTTTACCATTCAAAGAACCTTCAGGAACTTTATTTAATTTAATGCAGTATGTTGTAAATGCTGCAAAAGAGTTTGCTGACTCGGCTGACAACATAGTAGACCAAGCGTCAAACTATGGACCTGTTGGCACAACCATGGCTTTGCTTGAGCAAAGTTCTAAGTTGTTCAGCGCTGTGCACAAGCGTCTGCATAACGCCCAATCCAAAGACCTGCGAATCTTAGCGAGATTAGATTTTGAGTATCTTCCTGATCTGTACCCGTATGAGGTCGCAGGTGGTGCACAGCAAGTTTTCAAAAATGATTTCAATTTAAAATCAATTGATGTTCTTCCTGTCTCCGATCCGAACATGCCAACTGAGGCACACCGTATTGCCAAGATTAATGCAATCATGCAGATCGCACAACAGAATCCTAATGCTTATAACATGGAACAAATTGGAATGGAATTATTTTCTGCGATGGGTATTGAAGAGCCTCAAAGATATTTGAAGCAACAGCAACAACCAATCTCCGCTGACCCTGTGACTGAAAACATGGCAGCAATGAAGGGTGCCCCCATCCAACCAAGACCCGATCAAAACCATGACGCTCACATTGTAGCACATGCTTCAATGATGCAGAATCCTGCATACAAAGAAAACGTAGTGATGGTTCAAACACTGGCTTCTCATATTCAAGATCACTTGGCAATGAAATACAGAAACGAAGTAGCGCAAATGATCGGTGACCCGCAAATCGTACAAGCGATGATGTCTGGTCAACCGCTTCCACCTGAAGTGGAAAATCAAATTGCACTGCTGACTGCTAATGCTTCGGATTCTATTATGAAGTTAGATGAAGAGAAACAAAAGATTATGTCTGGTGAAAAGAAAGATACAGCAGAGCAACAGATTCAATTACAGCGTGATGATTTAGAATTACGTAGAGCAAGACTTGCTTTAGACGCGAAAAAGCATCAAGACGAAATGACATTGGAAGAAGCAAAGGTCATGATTAATGATGAGAACACAGACCTAGAGCGTGAGCGTAAGATGGCAAAGGATGCAATGGATATGGCAAAGCAAGGAATACAAGATGCAAAGATTATGATTAAACGGGAGGAATTATAATATGGTATTTGCAGTAGCAGGTGGTGGACAGTTAGATACTGGTGGTTATCAAATTGATAATTCCCTTAGATTTAATGAAGCGGATCAACCTAGACTGAGTAGAACACCTGGTTCTACATCAGGCGATCAAACATTTACACTTAGTTTTTGGGTAAAAAGAAATGCAGTTGATGATTCTAGGGATATTGTTCTTTTTGAAGCTAGACCAGCAGCAGGAACATACTTTATTCTTTCTTTTAGAAGAAACAATGTGGGTGATAAAGACAGATTTTATGTTGAAGCTAACACTACAACAAACTTAATTTTTGCTCCTCGCTTTAGAGACGATTCCGCTTGGTATCATATGGTTGTAGCGATAGATACAACTCAAGGAACAAGCACTAATAGAGTAAAATTTTATGTTAATGGTTCTCAGATAACTGATTTAGGTGGAAGTACAACATACCCAGCTTTAAATGAATCTTTCCAATGGAATAAGAATGTAATCCAATCTATTGCTTCTTCTTTTGACCCTAGTAATTTAGGTTCTGATTATCAATTAGCTGAAGTTCATAATATTAGTGGACAACAATTAGAACCTACTGACTTCGGTGAATTTGATTCTGATAGCGGTATATGGAAACCGATCAAATATACAGGTAGCTATGGCACGAATGGGTTTTATTTAGATTTTGAAAACAGTGGTAGTTTAGGTGCTGACCAATCGGGTAATGGTAATAACTTTACTCCTACTAATTTAGCATCTACTGACCAAATGATTGATACACCGACTAATAACTTTGCTACTTTAAATGCATTAGATAAAGATGGTCACACGAACGCGGAAGGTAATTTAGAAGTTTCAGGAAATGTTGTTTATGGTATGCAAAGAGGAACTACAGGAGTTAGTTCTGGTAAATGGTATTTTGAAGCAAGATTGAATCAATTTCAAAATGATACTGCGATTGCTTTAGCAAATGAAATTGAAAATGTTTATACAAGATTTACAGGCGAAACCACAAACAGTGTTGGTTATCTTGCTGACGGAAGATTTTTTTATAATGGTTCTTCAACAAGTTATTCCTCATTGGCACAAGGTGATATATTTCAAATGGCATTTGATGCCGATACTGGTAAAATATGGATAGGCAAAAATAATACTTGGCAAAATAGTGGAAACCCTGCAAGTGGCACAGGTCAAGTACAAACTGTTTCATGGAATTTTTTTCTACCTGCTGGTCGTACTGTAAATAATCCTAATGGAAATGGAAAACTACTTTTTAATTTTGGTCAAGATAGTACATTTGCAGGAAATGAAACAAGACAAAATAATTCAGATGGAAATGGTTTTGGTGATTTTTACTATACACCTCCTTCGGGATTTTTAGCACTATGTACTCAAAACCTAGCAACGGAATTAACTCTCAATGTTGATAAGTCAACAGACTATTTCAATACTTTACTTTGGACTGGTAATGGTTCAACTACTCAAACAATTACAGGAGTCGGATTTAATCCAGATTTTGTATGGATTAAAAATAGAACAAATAGTAGGGACCATAACGCATACGATACAAATCGTGGAGATAGTAGAAAATTAAAACCTAATATTAATGAAAGTGAGAGTAATGTTGGAGGAGATTTTACTTTTGAACCCGATGGATATTTTCTAGGTAATCGTACTGAAACCAATGAAAACGGATCACAGATAGTTGGATGGAATTGGAAAGCGAATGATGGATCAACATCAACCAATACAAATGGAAGTATTACCTCAACCGTTCAAGTGAACCAAACTGCAGGATTTTCAATAGTCACTTATACAGGAACAGGAGGCAATGCCACTGTTGGACACGGATTGGGAGTAGCTCCTTCTATGATTATCACTAAAAAAAGAAGTAGTGGCTCTCAGTGGGCAGTTTACACAAAGGCTCTTGGTCCTACGGGATCTTTATTTTTAGATACTTCTGGAAATTTTTATGTTAACTCTATCTATTGGAATAACACTAATCCAACCAGCACTGTTTGGACAATGAATGGTCAAGATGAGGGAAATGCGAGTGGTCAAACTTATGTTGCCTACTGTTTTGCAGAAATAGAAGGATACTCTAAATTTGGCACATATATAGGTAATGGAAACAGTGACGGACCTTTTACATATACAGGATTTAAACCAGCTTTTCTTTTAGTTAAAAAAACAAATGGAAATACTGCCGAATGGATGGGTTTTGACAATAAAAGAAATACCTATAATGTTATTTCTAGACAGCTTCGTACAAGTTTAAGTGCCCCAGAAGATACTGGAGGACAGTTTTATGACTTTTTATCCAATGGTTTTAAAAATAGAAACACTGCACTTGATAAAAACTCTAATGGCAATAAATTTTTTTTCATGGCATTTGCGGAGAATCCATTTGTTACATCAACAGGTATTGCGGGAACAGCACGATAGGAGGGGCACGGATGAGCGATTCAAGATTAAAACGAGCGGGAGTTTCAGGGTTCAACAAACCCAAGCGCACCCCTAGCCACCCAAAGAAGTCGCACATTGTCGTGGCGAAAGAGGGCGACAAAATTAAAACAATTAGATTCGGGCAACAAGGTAAGAAGGTAGGCACATTGTCTGGCACAGCGGGGGCACCTAAGGCGGGCGAATCTCAGCGCATGAAAGCCAAGCGCAAATCCTTCAAGGCAAGGCACGCGAAAAATATTAAAAAGGGTAAGATGTCTGCGGCATACTGGGCGGACAAGGTGAAGTGGTAGTGAAAACAATCGAAGATAGATTGAAGTGTTTTAGTAAACGTGCATATGAAGCGGCAATTCCTTGTGCGCTTTTAATGGTTCAAGGTAAAGTATTAGCGCTAACACCTAAACATATTATGATAGCATTAAAGACTGGTATTGTTACTGGAGCTTTTGCTACCTTACTAACTTTTATTCCTTTTTTAAAAAAGTATTATAACAATGAGATTGTTCTGTCTTTTGTAATTTTTGCTTGTACAACTTTAGCAGATTTATTAAGTCATCCAACACATTTCGGGTGGGAAAGTGCAGAGGCACTTGCTACAGGATTAGGAGCAGTGATGATTTATTTAGGAGTAAATAGATTTATAAAATGGAAATAAGTGACAAGACAACTGTAGGTATGCCTATTCGAAATTTAATTTCGATTGTGACTGCGGTCGTAATTGGAGCATGGGCTTACTTCGGTGTCATCGAAAGATTAAATATTCTAGAAACTAATCGTCAATTGATGGAAGCGGACTTGTTAAAGAAAGCTGAACAGACACCCAAGAATCTAGAGATTTATATGCTAATCGAAATGAATGCAAAGATGATTGAAAAACACGCCTTACAACTAGAAGAAAATTTACACACTCAAGTCATGCTTGATCATTTAGAAGAGCAAGTAGATAAGCTAACTAAAGACGTAGAAAAATTAAAAGATGCAACGAGAGATATTCAATTTGCAAATGGGAATGGTCACTAATGTGGAAAGTAGTGATGGTTCTTTGTTTGTTTAGTGGCAATGGAGAACTGTTAGAACATGCTTATACAACAGGCGTTGCTGATTGTTTAGAAAAGAAACGTATTATGAAACGTAATATGGGTCCAACAGTCATGATTACTTGCGGCGAAGCAGAAGCAGAGCTAGAAGAAATTCAAGGTAGAATCTTTATAAGAAGCATCCGCAAAATGAATCACCACTAAAATAACTACTTGAAATTTTAAACATACTTCCTATATAATATACATAGCCGCCGTAAGGGGCTAGTAAACTTCGCTTGCAAAGGAGGTATATTATGACAAGCCTAGAACAATACAATCCATTTTGGATAGGATTTGATGATCTATTCAACAGAATGAACTCATTCGAGTACACATCATTCCCACCATATAACATTAAAAAAGTAGACTCTGAGAACTATGAGATCGAAATGGCTGTTGCTGGTTTTACCAAAGATGATGTCACAGTTAAGTATGCAGAAAATACTTTAACCATTACAGGTAAAAAGAAAGACAAGCAAGAGTCCAAGCAAATGCTACACAAAGGCATATCAGAAAAGAACTTTAGTAAACAGTTCCAACTGGCTGATGACTTTGTGGTTGAAGATGCGGGGTTGCAAGATGGGTTACTTTGTGTTAAACTTAAAAAGATAATTCCTGAAGAAAAGAAGGAAAAGATTATAGACATTAAGTAATCTCACTTTCGGGGGTATCTTTCCAGGTGCCCCCCACTTTCAGGTCACAGGAGAACCAATGTTAGATCAAGTTAAGAATTACAAAGAA